CAACGCTTTGACCGGCCCTGTTGTTATGGAGCTAAACAACAGGATGAAAAACATCTTTTCGCGCTCTAATCCCCTCAACACAGGCAATGTCGTGATTTATGCCTGTGGTGCAAGTGGGGAAGAGCTGGGAGATATCATGGAGGCGGCTGGTGGTAGCCCTGTGGAGAGTGACATGAAGAACAATGACGGGAGTCAATCAGGTGAATTTCGCAAACCGGAGGCGATGTTCTATCTGAAACTGGGAGCACCCGTGTGGTTTGTGCGCGAATTCGCACGTACGACAAGTATTAGGGTATGGACACGCTATGGCGTGGCAGCCACTATCGACGGTGAGCGTTGGTCAGGAGAGACCACGACCACCACCGGCAATTCGTACGTGAGTATGTGTCTTGTGCAGGCGGCTTTGCGAGCCGCCGACATTGAAAAGAGCACAAACATTCACGGCGGGGATGACTACCTAGGGTACATCGATGGTTCGACTGAGAAGTTTAAAGCCGCTATGGAGAACACCACTGCCGTCTCTGGCATGACGGCGGAAGTGGTGCCACAGCGCGGTCGTCACCATTCCACTTTCTATCGGAAGCGTTATGTTACAAGTACTATAGGAACGCGCCCCGTCCCACAATTTGGTCGTGTCTTGGCCAAAATTAACGTCCGTGCCAACAAAAATACGGCCGTTAATGACAGAGATTACATGGCAGGCAAGTATTTGTCTGCTGCGTATGAACACAGACACGTCCCGTTTATCAGCGATTTGCTAGTCACAACTGCGGACGACCTGTCCGACAAACCCTACCTCGACCGTAAAGCCACGCGTCTTTACAACGTAGGTGGGGTGGACGACATCAAGGCTATTGTAGCTCGGGCTGCTACAATTCCTGCACCAGAATTATCGGAATTCCTCAATGAGGTATATGGAATCGGACTTGACGACCTTGTTGAGTTGTACGGGCGTGTCGCCCAGTCTTGCATGGACTACTGCGATGGGTGGACACGTTTGGACAGCAAGGGCGGAAGGAAGAATGTTCGAGGGAATTCACGGTACAAAGCTCCTATGCTTTGTGGTGATACGGTAGAGGCTTTGATACGCCTTGATGTGTGATGAGTGGCGTATTGTCCACTGCTGACGGGTGATTAGCAA